ATGAATCGCCCCAGTTGGGATATATTTGAAAGCAGACTGACTCCCGCTGATTTCACGTCAGACGTATTGGCAGGGAATATAATGGCGGAATTTGTTGCATATGTTCTGCTGAAGGCGGCGGCGAAAGATAGAATTTCACGACTCGGAGGAAATATAGAGAATGAAATCCATCGTCTCGGTGAGCCGCCCTGGCTTGCATTTAACAGATACTGCGAAGAGGCTGGACTAAATTTCGAAGTGCAGGAGCCTGAATACTGGGAACCGCGTGTGTTCGGCTCCAGTGCGCCATCATACCAATGCTTTCTCCGCGATACTGTGAGGGATATTAGCTTGCCGATTAGCGAAATCTCGTCAGGAGAGAAAGCAATGCTAGCCTTAATCATGTGGAGATATTTCGCCGAGAGACACGGAACGAGATATGATTTGTTTGTAATGGACGAGCCTGACGCGCACCTTCATCCATCTCTTGTTAGAAAATTCATGCAAGTCTTGGATACAACGATGGTTAAAAACTATGGCGCGAGAGTTGTTATATCCACCCATTCTCCATCGACGGTGGCGCTCGCGCCACCTGGTTCAGTTTTTGAGTTGCGACGACATGAGGAACCAAGAATAATTGCAAGACCTGATGTGGCTAAGGTAGTAGCTGCCTTAACTGAAGGGCTGGTGGCAGTGGATTCCGCCACAAAATTCGTTGTCCTCGAAGGGAAAACAGATACGCCGTTTTATCAAAATCTTTGGACGTTGATGGTTGAGGCTGGGTTGCCTAGCTTTCCGGGGGTGGCGTTTTTTAATCGAGATGGATGTTCGAAGGTCGTAGATACCGTAAGATTTTTGCGGGAATGGGATTTTTCAAGATTTTTTGGAATTCTTGACAAAGACTCTGATGGAAATGAAAACAGACCGGAGGATGGTATTTTTGTTGTCGACAGGAATGGGATGGAAAATTACCTTTTCGACCCGTTAAATATCTGGCTTTGTTTATGGAAATTTAGGCCCGAAATTCATGAAAAAAAGTTACTCCAAATTGACAATTTCCGGAGGGGGTCGGGGTCAACTTTAAAGTTTCGGAAGTCTGCCGAGTTGCAAGCCATTGTGGACTCTGTATGGGAGGCAGTAAAATCCAGCGCGCTGAGTAACTCGAAACCTGATGAGGAAAAAGTTTCTGTTTCTTTTGTTGGCGGTTTGTCGCTCCAATATCCAAGATGGTTTGTTGCGAGAGACGACCACTCTTTAGCGGCAGATGTTAGAAAGACTTTTCATCCATATCCCATTCATGAGACCAATCTTCGTGAAAGCTTTATGGAATTGAATCTGATATCCAATGATCTATGGAGAATTTTTAGCGAAATTGTGAAATGATCGCCAATCGAGCGCACGCCCTGGGGAAATCTTGAGAAACATTTCTTACTACACAAATCCCAGACCAAAGGGGCTGCGTTCACATATCCGCACCCAGCATCTCTTAGACTGCGGCGGATTCCGCTCTTGGTTTGAGTTGTCGTTGTCGCCAGCGGACTACTCGACAGAGGAGTTAGCAGTATCGCTGAACTGGGCTTCCGGCTCGCCCAGTTGCGCAATCTGCTTATGGACATGAGCGACCAGCACCGCGGTGATCTTGTCGGCGTCGATCCCGAGCTCAGACGCAATCAAGGGGCCGACCTTGGCCGGCCAGTTGAGCCACGCGTCACGCTGGGCCCGAAACTCCTCAAACAGGACCGTGCTGGCGGTCTCGAGATCGACTAGCGCGCCTGACTTCTTCTCGAAGTCGAGGCGGTGCAGGAGTGCCAGATAGACCTCCTTGATGCGCCTGGCTTCATCAAAGCTGGTGCGGTCAACGTCGATCTCACTCGCGAGCCGCTCGGCCGCCTGGTCGATCGATTCGCCTGGCTGGATCTCGACTTCTACCTTCGCACCGTCAGGCGCGTCGAGCGGAACGGGAGAGCCACCGCGCCGCACACGCCCGAGCTGCGCCAGCGACGCGTCGACGTCGACTCGTGCGCCGTCCATCACGAGCTTGCCCTCGCGCTTCCAGTTAAGCACGGCCTGTCGCGACACCCCGCACAGCTCCGCGAATTCCGACTGTTTCATGAACGCCATGGTGGTTCCTCTGGGAAAGTTGCGGCCGGCTTGGCCGCGAAATTGGGGACTCGCGCCCGTTCATCCGTCAATTTGTCAACCTGCTGTCAACCAACTTGACAGAAATGCGGCCGTTGACGCAGCCGGAAAAATTCTTTCGCTTCATGGGGTTAAGTCCATTCTGTCAAGTGATAGAGCTTGCCTATCGGCGATTCTGTCAAGTAAATCTCGAGGTTCAGCGCTGGTGGAAATCCGCGCGTCTTCGCTCCCGCCTTGATCGACCCTCCGGGAGGGACCCGCGACGCGATCGGGCGGTGCGCCTGGTCGTTTTGGGGGTTCCAGTCTCCGGCTTTGACGCTCCGAATCGCGATCCCGAGCGTTCGGGGCGGTCCATAAATCGCGATGACCCTTTGGAATCGTGGTTTCTTGTCATTGCTGGGTTTGCTGGGCGTGGTTCGCCACTGGCGCGCCACTGGTTTCGCTGCGTAATCCGAAGCCGATCTTCTCCGCGATGCGTTGCTGGCCGTCAGCCACCGTGCGCATGTCGACCTCGAGATAGGCTGCTGTCGTCGTCAGGTTCTTGTGGCGCAGCGCCCGTTGGATCGACTGCACCGGCACGCCGGCCTCGCTGAGCAGCGTGGCGAACGTGCCACGCAGTCGGTGAGCCGTGATGTGGGGCGCGCCGACGGCCTGGCTGGCCGCCAGCATTGCCGACCGGGTGAAACCTGACGGGTAGGGGCGTCCGTTGGCTTTCTGGAGGATCGGGCCGGCCGGCTTCCAGTCCGCCATCAGGTAGTCGATCAACCAGCCGGGGACCGGGAGCGGATCGGCCTCGCGGCCTTTGGTGCGACCAGGCGTATAGGTCTGGCGTCCGATGTCGAGCCATTCCCATCGGGCCGTGATTGTCTCCGACTCGCGCAGGCCCAGACCGAGCATCAGCCGAACTGCCGTCCGAATGCCGGTGCGCTCGCCTTCGGCTTGATCGATGGCGGCCAACCATTCCTGTGCCTTTGCCACGGGGAGGATCGCTCGCGGTTTCTTTTGGACCTTGAGCGCGCGGACACGGAATGGGACCGCCGGCAGCACGCCACGCCGCACGGCCCAGTTGCAGAGCAAGCGCAAGGTTTTGAGCCATTGATTTACCGATGCTGGCGCATGCGATTCGAGATGTCGCACGCGCGCGAGCTCGACGCGATCGGTCGACAGTTCGTCGATCAGCACGTCGGCGAGGTCGTAGAGGTGAAGTCGGCCGAACGTCTCGACAACCTTGACGTGAGCGCGGCTGGCCGTCGGCTGGTGAATCACGAGCCACTGGCCGACGAGCTCGCGCAAGGTCGGCAGATCCTTGCTCTCGCGCGCCCAAAGCTTGGCCTCGCGCAACGCCCGATCGGCGATCTGCTCGGCACGCTGCCGATCCGTCTCACTCGTCGATCGTTGCTGCCGGCGGCCGTCGATCTGGAAACGGTAATGCCAAACTTTACCGACACGGAAGAGGTGTACCGCGCTCATATCCGCTGTTCCGTTTTCAAGAAGTCGGGGCCGTGTCGGGGAATACCGGGTTCAGGATGATCGGCTCTTGGTAGAACGCTTCGGGCGGCATGATCAGTAGCTCAGCATGGGTTCCTTGCTCGTCGCGTCGGTAGGTCACTTCGGCGATCAGCCAGCGCTTCGGCGGAAGCTTCAGCGACGGGAGGTCGATATCGACCAGCACGTTCGGTTCGTACAGGTCACCTGCCGAGTCGCGCCAGGAGTCGGTCACCAGCCGCACCGGGAACGATCGACCATATCGATAGGCAATCTCCCAATTCACGCGGTCAGCAGCGATGGCAGCGCCGCCTGCTACCTGTTCGGAGATGATGGCGTGATAACGGAAACGCGGAACCGTATCGTCGCTCCCGTGAGCGACGATCAAGCCGCCGTCGCCGCTATCCTTGAACGTGTCGAGGCCGGCGTAAGCCGCGTCGTATTGGGAGTAACGCTCGTCCATGCTGCGAACGAATGTCACCGATTCGACGTTGATGCCTTCCTTGAAGCCACTGGACGTAACACGCGTTCCAATCGCCACGGGGCCGGATTGCTTGGAATCGCCGCCCGCCGCGAGCATCAGATTGCCGTCGGGCATGTCGTACAGCAGCAGGCCCCTATACCGGCAAATCAGCTCGAGCAAATCATACGGCCGCTCGCCTACCGCGACGTTGAGTTGCGAGATTGGTGGGCCGACATCCGTGCCTGCCGCCACGCTGACAGTAACGCCGAAAGGGGCGCATAGCGCGGCCGCGATCTGGTCGACCGTCATGTTCAGCAGCTGGCCACCGGGCAGATACGCAGCACAATCGACAATGTCCTGACAGCGACTCCGCCCATTGACGCGCAATGAATGCTCGTGTGATGTGATGCTGATGGTGCAACGGTCCACGAAACCCGTCATCACCGTGTCCGCGCCGAGTTTGACCTCGACCCAATCGCCTTCCTGCACCAGAATGTCGTTGATGCCGGGGTACGGCTCCGTGTACGAGACCTCGAAGTCGGACGGGCAACGCTCAATGCCGCGGGTCATCCGGACGGTGAGCCATCCAGAAATGGTGCGAGGATTGGTCTTGGTGAACGTGTCGTCGCCGAGCTTTGCAAGTTTGTTGCGTACGCAAGTGGCGACATTCAGTGTGATGTCGTCGAGCAAGGTTCCTCCTAGCTTGAAATGGAATTGACAGGGGTGATGCCGCGCCAGCGCAACGCGACTACCTGCAGGGATCGCTTTGCGAGCGACTCAAACGGGTCACTCGCGAGGATCTTCTGGGCCAAGGCGGCGGCCTTGCGACGTGATCCGAACCGGAACCCGGGCCATCCGAAACACAGCCTGAGCTGCCCCGGGGCGATACGCTCGATTGAAATCACCTCCGCCAACGAATCGACTTGATTGCTGTATTCCATCTCGGCGTAGACCGTAACGTGACTGCCAGGCGAAGCATTCCAGGTCTGTAGCAACATCGCCGCTTGCGCCTCGCTAGTGGCCACCGATGCGATCGCCTGTCTGGCGGTCGAAAAGTCTCCCAGCACGACTGCCGGGTAATAGATGCCACCCATGGAGCCTCCTAATTGCGCTCGAAGCGGTAATTGATTCGAGTGGGAACGGCGGCGCCCGTATCCGTTTTCGCCCGAACACTCACACCCTTCGGCATGTTCTGCCCGTCGACCACCACGTGAACGACTTGCTTCTGCATCTCGGCAACGCGCGCGTTGTACGCTGAGTCGTTATTGCCCGGCGCACCGGCCATGCCCGCGCCCACCGCGCCGTCGATCTGGGCATCGCTATACGGCTGCATGCCGTTCTCGGCCCGAATCTGTCCCCTGATTAATTTCGCCACCACCGATGCGTTGCTAAGGTCCGGAACGTCATTCGCGCCGAGGCCGGTTGCGCTGGACAGCAGGCTCACGTAGTTCGCCATCTGCTGCGGTGTGTTGCCTGTCCGTGCGCCGCCGGTCCACTTGTCTGCGATCTTCGCAATCGTGAGGCCTTGGTACCCGCTTTCGAGGTTGCGAACGGCTGCCGTCAGCCCCTCCTCCGGAGTCGCATAGGTGCGCTGGTTGCCGTCATGCAGGATGTTTCCGGGGTTGTTCGTCCGGATCCCGAGCGGAAGTTGCTTGTTGCCGTTGTCGGCCGGATTCTGGCCGCCGGCCAGCCACGTGGCAATCTCGTCGTTGGATTTCCCCTGGCTCCTTGCTGCAAGCGCCCGCACAAAATCCCCTGCCGCCAGATGGGCCGACGCCATCAGCCAGTCGCCCTTGCGCACGTCATCGATGCCGTTGTTCTTGTCGACGTTCGGCAGCCCGGCGACCTCGGCTACCTTCAGAGCCCCCCAGGCAGCAATGCCGGCCGTGCCGAGCGTGCCGAGCGCGCCGACAGCGGCCGGGATCGTTGCCGTCGTCAGGGTGGCAAGGTTCGTAACGAGGCTGAGTACCGAGGCGATCGGCCCGGCGAGATTGATCGCGGCGAGCGTGATGAGAACCGTCTTGACGCCGCCAATGTTGTCCCACAGCTCCTTGGCCTTCTTCGACACGTCGTTCCAGTCGACTTTCGACAACCAAGTGACGAACTTTTGCACCGACTCGGAAAGCTTGTCAGCGATATCGGATCGGTTTTTGTCGAGCCACTCTGCGAACCCCTTGACGACGGGATCAAGGATCGGCACCAAGCGCGAGCCGATGCTGTTGCCGAGTCCAGAAACAGAATCCTCGAGGTCGTTGATGTCCTGCTTGAAACGCGTGGCGCGCGTCAGTTCGTCGGCCGTTGGCACGAGCCCCTTGCGCATCGCGCGTGCCTTGTCAGCGCCGTAGGTGTCTTGCTGGATCATCGGAAGCAACGGACCCCAGCCGAGCACATCTGCCGCTGCCCGCTGCCCTTGCACGCTCGGAATTTTCGCAAGGGCCTTCATGATCTGTTGTTGCACGTCCTGATAATCGGCGACCGTGTTGTCATCGTTTCGCCCGATCTTCACGTGGAGCCCTTGCAACAGGCTCATAGCAGCCTGGTTCGAACCGTAAGCAGCACCACGGATCACGCCTTGCGATGAGATCATCGCCGAATCGAATTCGCTGGCGGAAACGCCCGCTCGCTTCGCCGCGACGTGCCAAGCTGCGAGGTCCTGCGCGTTCATGCCGAGCAGCTTCGATGTCTTGTTCAGAGTGAAGCCGAAATTACCGAAGCGCGTAGTCAGCCCGACGATGCCGGCGACCGTACCAGCAGCGCCGATCGCAGCGAGGCCGGGTACGAGCTCGACCACCTTGTCGACGAGCGTGTGTGCGGCGCGCGAAGCCGAGTCGAGGCTCTTGGTGAGCTTTTCGACGCTGCGCTCGCCGACAGCACCGATTTTCGCGAACCGCTTCTGCATCTTGTCGACTGGCGCGGTGATCTTTCCGAGCGAAGCATTGATGCGATTGACAACGGCCGTTGCGTCATCTTTCGCGCTGATGCGGATAATTAGGTCATTGCTTGCCATGTTGAATAGGGTCCATGGGTTGGGGGATTCTGCTGCCTGCCGCGTTAGAACCCAGCGGGGGAGCTGGGAGAGGTCCCGCTTCCAAAAGCATCAGCAGATGCCGGTGTTATGACCCACCGCCGGCTGGGGCCCAGAGCTCAATCCGTTACTGCTCGGACGACTGTTGTGCGCTCGTGATCGCCGCCGTCATATTCATTTCGGCGGCCTGCTTCCAGGTGCGGATGCCGCTCGAGTCGCCCTTGATTTCGTACGGCTCGGCGAGGGCTTCTTCGATGGTTTTCATGGGAGCCGGCGGCACTTCCGGTTCTTCCGGGCGATCGATGCGGCCACCAGGACCATCCCACGCCCCTTTTCGTACGTACGGAGTCGGGCGCTTGGCGAGCGGCACATACGGCCGGTGTTTCCGCGCCAGAAGGAGAGCATCCGTGATCGGGCGCAATGCCTCCGAGACCACGGCTTCCGCGGCGGACGTATCATCGCTTTTGACTTCTAGCAGATTGGTGGACTGCTCGAACGTCCCTGCCTTCGTGGTGACACGCAGCGAGTGATCGAGATCCGGAATGAGCGCGCTCATGAGGAAGTCCGAGGTCCGTTCGGTGCGCACCAGGCCATTCAGGGCACGGACCTTCGCGTAGATCAGTTGCAGGTCACGGACCTTGGTGCGGAGTTCCTCGGCGATTTCGGCGCGCAGGGAACCCGCCGCGATGCCGGCCTCGATGCGGACGTATCCGATCGCGATTTCGATTTTTTCGTCGAGGTCCGGTGCGCGAGCCTCGAGCGCTTCGAGACGCGCCTTCGCACGCCGCAGGCCGATTTCCTTCTGAGCAATCACCCCATCCAGGGCTTGGATCCGCTTCTGAGCTTGAGCCAACTGCGCGTCGTCGATGAGGATGGTGTCGGCCTCGAGAGTCGCCATCTGTTGGCGCAGGGCAGAGAGTTCGGCTTCGGCAGCGCCGATCTCGGCCGGGGCGGCGTTGACCGCATCGTCGAGCTTCTTTCGCTGGTCGAGCAAATCATGCAGATTGCTGAGCGTCTCTGCGTCGATGCTCAGGTTCGGATACGCGGGAGCGCTGGGGGCGGGTTGCGGGGTACGTGGCATAGAGTCCTCTCGGTCTGGGCAACTGCGCGATGCAGCCACACGATGACAAGGACTCTAATTACGGGATGTGGTCGATGCGACCGTACGGGAGACCGTACGTCTGTCCCGATGAAAAAGTGAGGGGAGATGTCGCTCTAGATTGGTTTTGGATACCAAGCCGTAGCCGACGTTTCTGCACGCTGCCCGAGCCCGTCCAAAACTGCCGCCAACTGCGGATATCGGCTCTCAAGCGCCTTAGCCTGCTTCCACGGGAGCGCACCCAAGTCGAGCAGGTACATAACCACCCCGGCTATTTCCCACCGCGCTGGCGAACCGCCGTCCATGATGCGGTACTTCTTCAGCTTCTTGTAGCGGCTGGCGTCGTTCAATCGAGCCTTGAGCCAATCGGTATCGTGGTCGCCTTGAAGCAGTGGCCCGAGTACCTCGGCCAGCTCAGCGCTTGTTGGGCGCTCGTCGGCTGGCTGCTCCGGCGTCGCGGATTCAACTGGCTGAATGCCCTCTTCGCGAAGCTCAGTCGGTAACCGAACACCGACGCCGAGGACGTCGAGCCAGACATTGAGATCAGCCGCACTGACGATGCACCAGTTGGAAGTCATGTAAGCGCCGATGCCAGGCAGTTGCGTGATCGGCAACTTGCTGGCGGGCTCGCGATACACAATGCAATTCTTGCTCACGGCGTCCTGCAATGCGGCCACATAGCTTCGCTCGGCGAACGCGCGCGGGCCTTCCTCACCACCTGCATAGTCAGCTCCGTGCAGTTCATCGGCGATGGCGGCAGCGGCCTCCTTGATCGTGTAGAAACGCATGCGGTACCTCATTCAGAAGATGGGCCGCGGCCGGCGATAAACCGGGCGGTCATGATTTCAAATGCAGCCGTGGACCTTTCGCTGCTGCCGGCCTTCCACGCTTTCGCTATGGCGAGGTCACGCTCCATCGTCGCCGAACTGAAGTACGCGACGACCGGCATATTGATGCCAGCTCTGGCGATGGCGTTATAGACTTCTTGCTTGTCTCGGACTGCCACCACGTTACCGGCCTGCGCCATCGCGCGCAGTGTGCGCGCCACGCTCTGGACACTGCCGCCGACGTGGCTGGCGATCGTGGTTGCGGTCCATGGGGGCGCCCCGATCTCCCGATAATCCGATTCGTCGTGCTGCTCGAGCATCAAGAGGATGGCGCGCTTGCGTGCCGTGCTTCGTGTCGTCGACATCGTTAATGTATCGCTCCGGGTCGGCACATCATGATTTGGCCTCGCGCTCCATCTGATGCAGCATCGCCGCCACCATGAAGCCGCGCAGTACGAGACGCGTCGACTCAGGTAGATCGACACCATGTTCGGCCAGCTCTACAGCGGCAGCGAGGACTAGCGCGTCGATTCCTGGCAATAGCCCCGACTGGCGCGCCTCGACTGCTATGCTCGAGGCCTTGTCGAGCTCGTGATGTACGGTCAAGCGTGCCTCCGCGCGTGGTTGGAGGTTGGGCGCCGGTTGCGGATCTCGGCCTGTACCGCGCGCAGTCGCTCGCGGAAATGGGCCAGGTCTGGCCGGAGCGTGCTGATGGGCTGGCGCTCGATCGCGCCGACCACCAAATCATAGGTGTCGTCGGACCATCGTTCGAGCTTCGCCAGTTCGTCGACGACTTCGAACAGCTCATGCTGCATCGCCGCGAGTTGATCCAGGCTGACGGGCGCGCCCCAAGGTAGATAGGGCGCGCTGCTCTCGGGATCGATGAGCGCGCCCTTGCAGTCGTCCGGCAATGGATTGCCGGCATGATCGTTCGTCGGCGCCCGATTGTTGGCTCGATCTGCATAGGGTCCAACGTGCTTCAAGTTACGGGGGATCATCGCGCACCTCCCAAAAACTTCCGTGCATTGCTTCTTTCTGGTGTGACAGGTGTGGCAGGTGTGACGGTTGCCGAAAACCCAATGGCAGCAAGGTTTTCAGCGTCACACCTGTTTGTCACACCTGCTTTTGGTGATCCGTCAGGTGTGACAGGTGCGGCGTCGAATGCAGAGGGCGCGGTGTGACGGTGTGACACGTCACACCAAGCGGCTTTGCACTGAGAGCCTTTACTGGCGGGGCTCTCCGAAAACGTCACACCTGACACACCTGTCACACCGGATTTTTTATACTTGCTGAGAATTACCGAGCTCATCGTTGCGCCTCCCACAATGCGGGGGTGAACACATAGACCCGGATCGTTCCCTTCCCGGGTAAGCGCTCGGACCTCTGGAACTTGCCATCCGGCGCTGGCCGAATCCATCCGGCGTCAACCAGTGCCCGCGCCGCGGCCTTCGGTTCGTAGCCGTTGCAGATCTCGCGCTTGAAGATCTCGGGAAGGACAAAGTACTCGGTTCCCGATTCGGTCGTGCGACGGAACCCGGCCCGGTTGATCGTCGGTCGATCGGACGTATCGTTGAGGTCCGAAAAGCGCGATTCCTCATGCGCTTCGAAGAACGCCTTCACGTGCGACAGGATCGTTCCCTTTTCCTGATTGCCAGCACCGCCCCGACCCTCGAGCCAAACGGCGAAGCAAGCAGCGGCCGCGCCTAACGCGTCACCCTCATTCCAGCCGGTAATGCCCGCGGAGGTCGCATACTCGCCGGCCAACCCGATTAGGGCGAATCGCTGGCAGACACGATGAGCCTGGCCACTGGAGTCGGCCGGAAGATTCCCGTCAACGAACCGGCGGATCTCATCCTTGAGCCAAGTGCCGATCTCGTCGCGGTCGCTGCAGAGCACCTCGAGGAAAGCGATGCCCGCGGCGCCGTAATACTTCACGGCGGCATCGTTGATTGCGGTCGACAGCTCAGCACCGCCTGCCATGCCGTGGAGGTGTTCGAACAGACCAAACCCGGCGCCGGCATCGGCAGGGATCTCGACCAGACGAACCTCCTGGCCCGCCTTTGCATTCTTCCCAACCGATTGCAGATGTTGGCTCAGGCCGATCTCGCCCGCCGACAGGAACAGCAGCTTCCATGTCTGCCGAGCGCGCGCAGTTCCCGATCGGCCGGCGCGGGCCTTCCCACTTCCGTTGGCGAGCATGTACGCGATTTCTCCGGCCTCGCGCGCGTCGACTTGCGCGAGCTCATCGAGCACGAGCAGCGTGTCATTGTGGAGCGACGCCAGCCCTTCCAGGCCGTTCGCCGTTGCGCGCCAGCGCTGCATGTATTCCTTACCGCCAAATACCGAGCACGCAGCACGGAGCGCGGTCGTCTTGCCGGAGGACGATTCACCTACATAGTTCAGACCGCCCGACTCCTGCCCTGAGTACTCGAGCATCATCGAAGCGAAGGCCGACGAGACGGCGAGCAGCAGGCGGGAATTGCCGACGCAGAATCGAGCGACGCCGGTTTTCCATTCGTCGAGCGTGCCTGCCTGCGAATACGTGCGCATGATGCTTTCGGCCTGAAAGATTACGCGCTCGCGAGCGTCGCCGATCGTGCGATCGGGAAACACGAATGCGCCGCCGTGCCATCCAGTACGAGTGACGCACCGGCCACGCGCCTTCGGCTTGGCACACGTGACATACTCGGTCAGCTTGTTGCGTGCCTTGTTGCCCGGTGCGATGTCGAGGCCGAGCCGCGCCAACTCGCCTCGCATGTCGGCACCATCGGAGCGCAGCATCTCCATCGGCATCGCCCATACGTGCGGATGACCGTCGGCATCGTTCCATTCGAGCAGTCGACCCCAGTTCTCGGACGAGCGATCGCGGACCAGGGCGCGAACGTGAAGGGGGGAGCAGATCCAGTGTGGTGTGCCGTCGTCCTCCTCATAGAAAACGCCGCGCTCCGCAACAATGAATCCAGAGGGAACGCAGCCGTTATCGGATTCTTCCGCGCTGTGGGTCGGCTCGGGATTCGTGGATGCCGGGCTGCTGATGGCGGTGGCGTCCAATTCGTCCAAGGCCGCCTCGACGCACTGCCGGACGGCATCGAGCCCGGACAGGCTTGCCAGGTCATTGAAATCCGTTGCGGCGGATGGCCGATTGGAGTCGAAAATCGGAATGGCGAGCGCGCCACCGACAGCATATGCAGCTTCGCGCGCCCTCGCCGAACCTGGGTTGCCAGCCGTCTGAGCGTCGTCGTCGCAGCAGACGACGATTTTCAGCATGGAGTAGCGGTCGCGCCACGCCTGCGAGACAGCCAACAGGTTGCCGGCGTTCATCGCGCACGCGACAGAGTGCCCCAGCGCCTGATGCAACGTGGCACCTGTGGCCCAGCCTTCGCAAATCAAGAGTGTGCCACCGTCGACCGGCTCATCGCCGAGCAGGCAGAAGCAACCCGCTACTCGACCTCCGGATTTGAAGCGCTTCGCCCCGGTCGGTTGAATGTACTGGGCACTTCGCAGATTGCCGTCGATGTCTCGGAGAGGAATTAGCAGTTGATCTCGAATCTGTTTCGCCCCATACGGCCGGATTCCCTTGGTCTTGACATAGCCGTGGTCAGCCCGGATCGGCCCGGATTGCTGCTCCCAGTGATCCGTTACAACGGCCCGCGCCGCTTCGGCTCGCGCTGCGCGCTCCGCCGCCTCGATAGCCTTCGACTCCTCTATCCGTTTGCGATGAGCCGAGCGTTCGGCAGCGCTGAGACTGCGCTCTGACTTGGCGCACCAGGTCTCCCGCAATTCCGTGCGCCAGTCACCAAACATGCCGGCCGGCACTCCGTCGCTGTGCAGGATATAGAAACCCGATTTCTTGCCGCGCCTCTCGTCTTGCGCATCAAACCGATGGATCTTGCCGTCGGCAATGATCTCGCTCGGAGTCAGCCCATGCACGGCCATGGCGGAGGCAAATTCGGCTTCGATATTGAGAACATCGCTCACTCTTCAGCCTCCTCCACCAAAATGCCTGTATTCGCTCTTGAGTCAGCATCGATCAACGTGCCGTGCAAGTTCCCGATTTCGATCCGCATCGCCTCGCACAGGGCGATCATTGCCTCGTCGCCACGTTGTTTCGCCATCTTTTCCAGTGCGCTGCAAAGATCCCCAATGAGGAAGGCTTGAGCCTCGGTATCCCTGAGCAAGTCAACCAGGACATCAAGCGCGAAGAGTGTGGTGGGTAGCTCTGCCTTTTTGCTTTTCACACGCTCTCCGTATACAGTAAGGACTGCAAATCGTTCAAGAAACGCTGAAATTCGTTTTCGCCGTGTTGGATCGGATCCTTGGTGTCGATGTTGTCGTCGATGGAGTTGCCGCGGATAGGCGTGAGATGTTGGTCGAGCATCAATATGCGCGTCCTGCGCATGACGATACCGGTAGTTATTCCCGGCGCCAGCACGCCCCGCCCTTGCACTTCAGTGAGCCAGTCGTGCTCCTCGTCACACGCTGCTTCCAAGACCTCGACGATGAGACCAACGAGCTCCTCAATACCGCTGTCCACCACAATCGCCAGGTCGCCCGGTTTGCATTTCATCTCACGCATGGCTGGCCTCCTGTTCGTCGGCAAGCAGCGACTCGTCGCCCAAAGGCATCAGGTTCCAGTTGTAGACCGAGGCTTTTGAGTAGAAGCCGTGTCGGCCCGTTTTAAGGTTTCGACCGATGACAGGCCCACTCAAGATAGCCACGGACCAATCGAATCCGGGAAAATCGCTGGGCTTGATGATGCGAACCACCATGCCTATGTGACTCGAATTGCCACAGCGGGCGACAATGGCCAAGTCGCCAGGCTTGAACGAGTGATCACGCATGCTCGACCTCCTGTTCGTCGATCGACTCGGGCTCAACATCAGCCAGCGGCGTTAGGTTCCAGGTCCACACAGGGGCGTGCGTGAACTGCCCGGCCTTTCCCGTGAAAAGCTCGTGACCGTCGACCGGGCCCGACAAGAATTCGACAATCCAGTCGAATGCCGAGGAAACGTCGGGTTTCTCGATACGCACCAAGGCGCCGATATAGCGCTGGTTACCGCATCGGGTGATGATGGCGATATCCCCGGGTTTGAACGTGTGGTTACGCATGGTCGACCTCCCGCGTATCCTGTTCCGTCTCCGGGCTGTCGCCGCGGAGGGGCTCGAGCGCGTGATCGGGAAACAGGTAACGGTTCGTGAGAATGGGGCCGTTGTCGTCGGCAGCTACGCCGAAAACCGGCTCACCGAGAACAGTTACTTCCCAATAGTCGGCCTTGTGCAGTCGATCGACGACGGCAATGCGTCCAGGAAGTGCGGGATTCTTCGAGCGAACGATGCGGGCCAGGTCGCCCGGGCGGCAGCGGAGCTTAGTCATGGCCGCATACCTCCTTTACGCCCGCTTCGATCTTCTCTGCGATGGTCCGCAAAGTTTCGAAGAATGCTGCGATGCGTTCCTCGCTGGTCGCTTCGAAAAACTGCTCTCGGGCCACGCACAGGCCCATAGTGAAGGCGCACATAGCCTGTGCGTCGCGCACCAGTTGATCGCGTTCATCGGGAGTCGTGCCGACACCTCCACACGAGCGATGTCGGCGATGCGACGCAGTGCGTCGCCAGTGATGTCGAGGGCGTCGAAGACGGTCGGTGCGAGCGCTGCAGCACGCAGCGTTTCACGCACGAAGAGGGTGAGGCTTTCCGGGAGGCAGGTGGCGGTCGTGGCCGGCAAACTCTGCGAATTCGCAGAGTTCAGGCTCGACTCGGATTCGAGTTGTGCAGCCGAATCAACGGCTTGAGCAGCCAGGCCTGCGGCGATTACTCGCTGTCCAACTCGATCGTCGCGCCGGCTTCGCGCATCCGGTTCAAGATCCGTTGCAGCGTTTCTGGATCCAACTCCAGCCGAGCCATGGCGAAGAACAGGATATGCGGACTGATTTCGCGTGGAGTCTCGCCGCCCGTGTACTTCCTCCATTGCCGGCCACCCTGCACGCCGAACAGCTCTGCCATTTGCGCGCTGCTGAGCTTGAGTGATTGCTTCAACTGCTCCAGATCGCTGGGAGTCGGTGGGATATATCGCATTGGACGATGGGCGGCCGAAGGCCTCCCGGATTGGGTGCGTCATTTTTCGGATCCTCTCGGCTGTGATGGGCCGCGCGATAGCGCAGCCGCTGACGCACAAGATAGGACCAAAAGCCCTACCCGTCAAGCGTGAGGTGTTGATGATTGGCATCAGCGCACCCCCGCCGGATCTGCGGCTTGGACCGCGAGGCGAAGCGCCTGCAGCACTTCGCTGACCTGCTCAGGGCGCAGCGACACGCCGGCACGTCCGGGTTTCCACTCGCCGGCCTCGTCTCGGAACCAGATACGCACGTCGATCAGCGTCCGGCCGCGGTACTCCCCGACAGTCACGCGAAGGCATTCCGAGTCGGAGCGGCGGAGATTGAGAAATTCGGTGCTATGGCCCATCACGCACCTCCCAGCAGCCGGCCGGCCGTTGACGCGTATTCCTCCGCTGCCGCTTTTGCCGCACGGTACGCGGCACGGTAATCGCTGCCGGCCACCATCGAACGGTGCAGCGATGCGCGGATCACTTCCTGCGTCGCCGTCAGGATTGCCCGCTGCGTCGGATTCAGCGAACCACGCTCGCCGGCACGCAGGCCGCAGACCTTGTTTGCCAGCTTGTTGACGTTGCAGTGGAACACCTCGTCGCCGGCCATGCTCCCGGCCTCGTGCGCGCGGCGTGCCATCTCTGCCACCTCGTCGTGCAGCGCGTGGTAGCTCGGCAGATACACGCCATCATGGAGGGCCTGGCGGCTGCGAGCGTCGCGGAATGCGATCACCAGGCGCAGCTTCAGGGCGCGCACGCGGTCGGTGTTGCGGCTGTACGTCAGCAGCAGATAGCACTGGTCTTCATTCAGCAGAGCGTAGCGCTCCGGGCGACCGCCGAGCGAACCGCGCGGGGGTTTCCCGGTTTCAAACCGGAAAACCCCCAAGGCCTCGAAGTCGCTGGAGTAGCTTTCGAGCAACTCCCGAACGTGCTGGTGTGAGTTGCCGAGGTGCTCTGCCAGCACGCGGCTATCGACGCGCGATTCTCCGCGTGACTGGTGGAGTTGGAGTGCGGTAAGCTGGCGCTGTTCGACGGCGCTCGATTCGGCTTTGCTGGGTCGGGCGTTTTCTTTTTTCATTACGCCACCTCCGGCACCAGGCACTTGCGGAGCTCGCCGACATTCCAGCGGGTGTGGGCCGAGAATTTCCTCGGGGCCGGCAGATCGCCGGTACGCGTCCGGTTCCATACCGTCGGCACCGAACAGCCGAAGAGCGCAGCCACGACTTTGACGTCAACGTGCGCAGAATTCGGCAAGTCGTCAAATCGCTTCAGGTCTTTCAGGTGATTCATGTTCACTCCCATCAAAAGCCGGATAGCCCGGGATGGGAGTGATTAAACGAGTGTGTGAGACGCAAAAATAGAACAACTGGCCACATCACGCACACGAGCGGCTTGCTGGCGTACAACGGGAGGCAACCACCCGTCTGCGCATGGTTGGAACCCGCCTACTACTGCCGGCTCACGCCTACGACTGCCCGGCACTCGAAGATTTTTCATCTTCCTCAATGGTGGTCTTATCTGCGCCGAGAAACCAGCTATAGATTGTCTGCTGAGCACGGTATTGGCTCAGGCTCACTCCAATGTTTTTTGCGTGGGCCAGCACGTCGTCTTTCAATTCGTGCGAGGCTTGATGCGCGGAGTTCCATTTTCTCTCTCGGTAGCGATCAATCGACCACTTCTGTAGTTGTCGGTATTTCGCATTACGCGCCTCTCCGCCTTTCGACGAGTTAGCGAGTCGAAAATTTTTCGCTCCGTAGTCCTCTCCATTGTAAAAGCCAGCAGCATGTATTGCGGACGTTGCCTGCGCCATGGCGTTCACTGCCTGAGTGGATTCACCCTCGAGAAGACAGCCGACCGCCCTGTCGATGAAGTACAAGGCAACGCATCCAAACACAAAAACTTGGTTCTTCGGCAAATCTTCGGGGTAATCGCGCAAGAGATCTTCCTCCGACGTCGCATCCATGTGATCGATCAAAAGAATTACCGGGTGCGGATCGTCGCCTATGGGCGATTCACTGTCGACAATCTTCAATCTTTCGTTATATCGCCTTTCTGCTTTCGACAGTTCACCAAGGGCATACTTAACCCCGGCTTCAAGCTGTTCGAATGTGGGAGAAACATGCGGCCCTCCTGGCGTCTCATTCTCCCATTGCATCATGTAGTGGATCTCGTCTAGGAGATCGTCTACGGCGACTAGGTCCGAATACGGCGTAGTAGGACCATCTTCGTCAACAATCCATTGGAAAACCGTCATCGCTTGCCCTGTAGCTAAGCCCTGTATGGAAGCCGCGCCAGCCGGATAGGGCATCCGGTTTTCGCCCCATCGGGCTAGGCGCGGCAAACCGCTATGCCGACTGCTTTATCGGCGTGACGTTCCAAGCCCTGTCGGCCATGCGCGTTAGCAGAAACGCTGCCCACAGCTCTAGCGCAGCTCGGCGCTCGTCGTAGTACGTGTATTGGTCATAGATGCCCTCAACGCCCTTGAGCTTGTGGTTGAGGCACATCTCGGAAATATCGCGCGGCACACCGAGCTTGCGCATGTAGCTCTTCATGGTGCTGCGCAGATCGTGAGGCGTGAAGCGTCGAATCTTCGGCGCGTGGTTCTCGATCCAGTAGTCGATCGCCTCGCGAATCGCATCCTTCGATACGTGCGTGTCGCCGTCGAATCGATCCAGGCGATTGCTGAGGCGCGCCGGTAGCACATAGTCCGAAGATCCAGCCAGTTCAATCAGGCGGCCGAACCACTCGACAACGATCGGCGCCAACGGGACATCCATCGCGGCGCCTGTCTTGCTCTCGGGTATGTGCCAGCGCATCTCGTCCAAGTGAAGATGCTCACGGAGTGCCGTGTACAACTCCCCGATACGAACGCCAGTAGCGAGCGCGATGCGCACTGCAAACAGGTTTTCGTCTCGCATTTTGGCGTTGAGCAGCAAGGAGAGCTCATCCTCGCGAAGCATCAACCGCTTCTTCACTTCTGGGCGCTTGCCGATAACTGCCTCGAGCTGGATGCCCGCGCAGGGGTTCGCGACGATGATCTTCTTCCCCGTCGCATGCTTGAACATGCCGCGCAGCACACACCAGAGAGTGAATGTCTCGACCCACCCAAGGTCGTGCCGCTCTATCTCTGCAACGATATCCGCGGGCCCTACCGATTGAACCGACATACCCGCCATACCGTTTTCAATTCGCCTGAGGTTGCGGCCATAGCTCTGTTGCGTGCTGTCGGCAAGCGTGTTGAGGACCTTCTCGCGATAGTCCTTGGCGAGTTGGCGAACGGTCCAGTCCTTCCGCGCCCTCGCCTTGCGGACCTCGTCGGCTGGATTGACGCCATCCAGAAGCGCCACTCGCTTCTTCGCCGCCGCCTGGCGCGCGGCCACTAGAGATAGGTCAGGGTACTTGCCGAGCTTGACCTCTTGCCGCCGGCCACCGTGACGGAAGCGAAGCACCCAGACGGCAGCACCGGCCGCAGACAGAGTGAATGTGAGTCCGTCGCCGTCGGACTTTGCGAGCGGCTGGCGGGCGGCCACCCACTTGCGCAGTTGAAGGTCCGTGAGGGTTTTGGATTCGCGTTTCGGCATGGTCTCGAGATCAGAGCAAGGGCGCGGCTAGCTACCCACCCAGCTACCCATTCGCATCGAGATTTGATTATACGCAGCTATCCGTCGCTAACCGACAGATTCGGCCTGACCCTTACCCAGCAAGGGTTTCCAGGATTTCGCGCTATCCGAATTTATACAGGGTTAACCCTAGACCAAAGCAATACGACATCGTGCTGATGTAGGGTTCGGATTCGTCTCGGACACAAACGCGCCTCCACCTCGAATGACGAGCTGGAGGCGCGACTACATGGGCGTAGCGATGATGCGCGAATCAAATCGGCTCATCGATATTCGGTTGAGTCGGCGGAGCAAAAAAGCGCTTTTCGTTCGCCGAGTCAAACGGCCACGGCATTCATATCGCGTGCCCGGCACGCCTGATAAATAGAGAAATAGACAAGCTTGAGGGTGGACAATAACGCCCTCTGCAGCACTGGTACATTCGCCCCGACATTCCAAGGAGAGGGCCAAGTACCATGGGATTTGCATTTATCCGCGAAGGCGACGCGAGCTCGCACGGCGGTCGCGTACTGGCGTGCGACCCGACCAACTCAGACGACGGCAAGCCCATCGCGCTGATCGGCGACATGGTGTCCTGCCCTCGTTGCGGCGGCATCTTTCCGATCGTGCGGGTGAAGACCGAACTGCGCATGAGCTTCAACGGTCGAGCCGTTGCCAGCGAGGGCGACATGACGGCTTGCGGTGCAACGCTCATTGCGTCGCAAAGCAACGCGACAGCCTCGCCTGTCACTTCCCGCGCATCGGGCTCGATAGGAGGCGGGGTCAGTGTCCAGCTCCGATCCTCCGCTTCGAACGAGGCCGGCCCTCACCGTGGTCGCTTCCTGGTCATCGACGATGATACGGGCGAGCCAATCGCAAACTACCCGTATATCGTCAGCAGTTCCGATGGACAAATCATCAACGGGGCCACCGATGCCAACGGGTACACCGACTGGCTCGATTCGAATACAGAGGTGTCGCTGAAGTTCCAGCACGCGAGCCCGACATGA